TCGACGCGCAACATGAAGTTCATCTGGTGAGCAATCCGGAGAATGTTTTCAGCCTGCTGGTCCGTAACTTCCTGTTTGGGATGTAGCCTTATTTTTTCGCCTGATAAAAGTAAAAATGTCAGCATGCGAAGCTGGCTCAAGGTGATGTCTCGCGACATAAACTGAGCAATATATCCAAGTTCATGCTTGAATTCATCAGCTGTCAGTTCTTCCCAGCTGTTTTTTAGCTGATAGGTATTTCCGCTGCTAAAAGGAATTTTTATCATGGCATGTAAAATTTGTCGTTATCGGTCAGGGTACTTTCGGGCATAATGTATGTTCCTGAATTTCGTGGAGCGTTGTTGGCTTCTTCGATTTTCAGAAAATATTGAGCGGCCTTATTGCGGAAGAATGCAGAAAGTGTGGTTTTAATTTCAGTTTCTTTTCCGTTTTTGGCATTGATTTCTTTTACAATGTCGTTACGGATTCCGCGTGGAAGCTCTGTGTAATCGAGCTGCTTACAGGCACGTGAAAGTGTTTCGTAAACAAGTGCCTTGCCAATTAACCACTTCATGTTCGAATCGGTAATTTCAGGAAAAGCTTTTAGTCTGGAATTGATTTCTTCGTTCTGAACTTCTTCGATGATGAATACCACGTTGTTGAAGAAATAAAATGAATCGACAGCTCCATAAAACCGCTTAAATTCTTTAGCATTTTTAACGAACAGGGTTTGACGCAGCTTGAACTGATCGGTATCGGCATAATCTGTAAAATCATCCGTATTCGACTCCAGGTGATTGAGCAGGAAGTTTAATTCGGTCCATGCATTCTCCAGGTAAGTTTCAATTTGTTGATCTTCCTGATATCGATACAGGTTGTTTTGAGTATTGTTTCGCTGCGATGCCTCGAAGATTAAATAAGGAATAGCGATAAGATTTGCCAATGCCGCACGTAAAAAACCAACTGCAATCCCATTTTTTGTGGTTTTGTCAAAGTCTGCGTCGGCATAATATGTTTTCAGCTGATCGTAAGTTTCCTGACCAATCAGGTTGACTAGTTTTTGATATTGTGGCCGGTAATGTGACTCAAAGTCATCAATGCGCCCATCGGTTGGCATTTGTGGGGCAAACTCGCGGAGGTCGGAAGGGTATGAGAAGAAATCAGTTATCATTTTTTCAGGATATTAAGAATTTCGGCCATTGTTGCATCTGTTTTATCCAGGCGTTTATTTACCTGCTCGGTAGATTTGTTTTGTTGGTTCTGCAGTCGATCGTTTGGAGAAATATCTTGCTGTTGCGATGGAACATCAGTATAAAGACCAAGGCGATATCCCTGTTTGTATAAAGCAGGGAAATTGATGCTTAAAGCTTCGTTCAATGCAGAGCAGCATACACGTTCGGCTGTTGGAAGATTGGCATACAGGTAAAGGATATAATTGTAATAAGCATCAGATCCTGACTTGCTGATTACTCCATCCTTTGATATGTTTGAAATGCTGGAGTCGATCCCGATCGAGCTGGTGATGACTTCATCAGCACGTTTATCGTAATCGTTCAACGCGGTGATGTATTCTCTGTATTTCATGTCAATCGGAACAATTTCCCATCCAACCGAATCGCCTTTATCGGTCGTATATTTGAATGAAGTATAGGTTTTGCCCTGATTTTTTACCCCGGAAAGGAACGAGGTTAGTTTGCGCATTTCAGCTTTTATGTAAGCATCAAGCAGGCCTTCGTGATATTCGGTACCCACTTCAATTCCATTAGGCTTCATCAATTCTTTTTCTGCAGTCTCGAGTTCTAAATTCGTGTCGCAGTAACCTCGAATTTTATTCTCAACGTATTCAACCCATTGATTCGGAATGATGACATGCACTTTTGCAGATAGTGAATTTTCGAGGTATGAGTTAATGTATAGGGGATTGCGATTGGTGGCGATCAACCAGTCTTTAATTCCAAAATAGAACTTATTTGTGCCATATATTTCGCCCGGATTGTGGTGTTTGTGGTAGCTTATTGCAACTTCAAAATCCATCACCTTATTTTGCCTGAAGCGTGGATAAACCTGCATTGATCTTTCTAATGCAGCTCCCCAGTTACCAAGAACAACCTGGTCAAAGTCTTTATCTTCGCAATTTCGGGTAAATGGATCAATTTGTTTAGTTGTAGCTAAACGACCTCTGAAATTTTCAACATGCTCCAATCCGGCAACAGGCATCATACCTAAACGCTTACCACGCAGAAAGCGCCATTTGGTCCAATAGTCCTCAAAGTAATAGGTATCTTTAATGACCTTATCGATGTATTGTTCAGGGCTATCGTTCAATCCAAGACGTTGCCAGTCGCCCAGCCAATTCTCAATTGATTCATTGTTTTGCCAATCACGATGCAGCTTCTTATCTTCGAATACCTGTTGGTAAACGAATAAGCCCTTACCATAGAGTAACCGATACTGTTTGTCTATCAATTCAGGAAGTATCCTGTTGGTAGAAAACATCATCTTGATCTCGTCAGGCAGCAGATTGTTTGCACCTTTTGCCAATACCTTACTACCATTAACGCTGAACAGTAATGGGCTTGGTAGTCCAGATGCCTGATTCATATCTATAGAGTCGAAACTGGTATCGATAGCCGAGGGTGTACCTTCACCCAATTGAAATGACATTAACGATCCATTGTTATTGTACCAGCCTAATCGGCCACCTCTGCTGTAGTCTTCCATGGTTATGTCCAGTTTACTTTGCGCATTTGATAATTGTCTGATGAGAAAGCGATGAAGCGAATCAATATGCGATAGCAAGTCTTTGGGTTGCCATCCTTATCGCTGAACAGAAAGAAGTTCTCTGAGTCACGAGAGAACTGATCCTCCGGAAGCTGAGTACGAACCTTACATTCTTTAATAACCCTGAGTTCAGCCTTGGCCACGCTCTTTGTAGAGTTATATGGGAAGAATGCGATGTTGAACTTTCCATCCGGAAGTTTGGATATTTCTTTTGCCAACTCAAGCGCATCGACGCCTCTCATTTCTTTCATGATTCGAATGTCGTTACACCATCGAAAAGCAGAAAGGACAAATTGAAATGCAGAAACATTATTGATTCTTTTATATATTTTTTCCTTTCGAATGCACCAAAGCACAGACCAGCGCACCAACGCGCTGAAACCCGCACCACCAAAGGGCTTGTCATATTTCCCGAAAAATAGGGGTTTTGCGATGCGAAACAGGAATTTAGCGGTGCGTACTTAAGCCAGTCGCTTCGCAACAATTTGCTTTGAAATTTTTTGAAAAAATCTCTGAAAATCAGGCGGTAAAAGTTTGATTTTATATCAGATCATTCGCTTTTCTATACTTTTTGAGCGATTATTGGCAAAAAAAATACATTACGTGCTCAAATTATCTGGCATGACTTGCTGGCGTTTCATGTTTGATGGTAGGAAATTTGAGAACAAACCATAAAGGCCATAAGTCATGGCGCTGGGGAGCTGAGTTGTGAGCCCGGCCTGATAGGGTAGTGCCACTTTCACCTCACTTGTTTTGTCCAATTCGATCTTTCCATCCGTATTTTTGAGTGGTGACAGGTGTATTGCTGATACCAGGTTCGGGCATTCATTCTCACAGATGCGAATGCGCGGAGTATTGCGCTGCTCTTCTCCGAATAAAATCAGGCCAAGCTTATAATGTTCATAGTAAAAGATCGTTCGTTGCTTCTCATTCTGAAGCCGAACCTTAAAGCCAAGCGCCTCCAGTTCCTGCTTTAATTGCTTTGCATCTGTTGTAATTTTCTGCTGGATCTCGCGTCGTTTGTTCCCTGCCCGGTCGTAGAATAGTTCAATGCGATGGCAGCTGCTTTCATCGTAGAAAAACGCATGAATAAGCCGTGCCATATCGCTTTGTTCTTTCGGATGCCACACGTAAAACTCTTTAATGATGCGCAGTTCGTTGGCTCTTTTGTTGAATTGCCCCACGATTACACTGCTAAAATGCCCGGGATCGTACATCAAAATCAGTGGTTCCTTCGGGTTAAAGTACTTCAGGTAACCGGCAGTAAGCTTAAAAGTGTCTTTTAAATCAAACTGAAGTATTGAATTATACTTGTAACTATCAGAAAAGCAGTGTTTTGATTTCTTGAAATTTCCAAAGAACATGTTAACGATCTGCTTTGGAGCGATGTTGCAAATGGCTGTCAGGAATTCATCCAGCGTCAGGGAGTCGAACTGAGTTTTAAAGAAGTTCACTCCTAAAATATCCTTATTAACAAACGAGCTGGCCGTGATGTAATACGTGCAGGCCTTGCGCTGATCGCGGATGATAGGCTCCCACATTTTAATGATGTGCTCGCGCTTCCAGATTTCTTTCTTCAGGTAATTGATCCGGTCGAGCTCTTTTGTTTGCCTGAGTTCATATTCAAAGTACATCATTTCAACTGTTGCATCGTTCAGGTGTTTGGCAGATGTGGCCAGTTCGTTGATTAGATCCTTATTCATGTTCTTTTCAAACTCTTCAAACCAGTTGTCTTCGCCCAAATCTACGCGGGCAGTATCTGATATTCCGGTGATGCCCTGATAGTATGGGCTTTTACGGTTCTGAATTGAGCCACCACGTAAGCCAGGGAAAATGCGGGTCTTTACTTTTTCGCCTTTGTTGTGCTTCATTTCCTCGATGAAGGCATGAACACCAGAGCGACCGGCCATCGAATCGGGCTGATCGGATGCCACCAACTGGAAGTGATGCCCGGTGCGGATAACGATCGAGTGTTTGGGATAGGCCACTTCGTATAATGGTTTTTTGAAGTGTGCCGGTAACTTCGTTGCGCCAACAACATAGTCGATACCTTCCTTAAACATGGGTTCCTGCTTTTCGCCAACAGGCTTTTTGAATCCTGCCAGTATTGCCGGGACCATGTTGATCATCGCTGCAGTATAGGTTTTATGAATCAGAAACGACAATTCGCCTGGCATGGAGAATGCCACCCGGAGCAGGCGAGGAATGAGTAAGCCTTCTGTTTTACCACCGGCGCGAGCAATGCGGGCAATCAGTATGTTTGGATCGATGAGATTGGCACGTATCTGCATCTTATTCATGTACGAATCTTCGAGTTCTGATATCTTATTCTGGTCCATTGTTGTCGATTTCTTCAATTATTTTGGCATCCTCAATTCCGGCATCATAAAGCAGTTTTCGTTTATCCGATTTGTCAACTGGGAGCTTAGTAATCAGCTCTAAATAGAACCCGTCGGTATGCTTTTTAGCAATTTCCTTCAGGTTTTTCTTTTCAAATCCGAGCTCTTCAAGGCTCATTTTGTCGCTGATCAGGAATATTGGTGGCTTCATATCGGCCAGCGATAATTCGGCATTTGCTTTTATTCGGTAGTCAGCAGCTTTCTCGTGGAAGATTCCGGCCTCCCGAAGTTTATCCTGGGCAATGGCAAGCTTGGTCAAATCCTCAAACTTATCGGCAGCATCGAGCAGCCAGTACTTATTCGAAACCGTGCAGTCCACATTAAAATACAACTTCGAATCGTTGATGCGCTGTTTGCAGGCCATCAGTCCGAGCGTGATGTTTTGTTTGGCCTTTATCCGCATTTTAAGAAGCTTTGCCGCACGGGTAATGTTTCGCTCCGTTTCCCATATTTCAACTGACCACGACAGCTGTTTAATGATCAGCTGCAGGTCTTCCGGTATGGCCTTCGACATTCCGGTTTCCATGAAGTGCTCAATGATATCCGGATGCAGCGATTCTATTCTGGCTAAGTAGTTCATATTCCAAAGAGTTCTTTTTTGAGACGTGATATTTTGGTCTTTTCCTGTCGTTCCTGAAGCTGAATGATCGCCATGATGTCGCCTTTTTCTGACTGTTTGGTCAGCTCAGCATCAATATTGTAGTCGCCAAACAGTACTCCCTGATCGTAAAACTTCCGGATCTCGCTGTCTTCGTCCTGAAACTCTACCAAAAAACGTTGGGAATCTTCCGAAGACAATCCAAGTATCTTGCAAATTTGCTCCGGTTCATACTTCAGCGCACCGTAATTCCTAATTTTTATGAGGCTACTTTGGTCCATAGTTGATCTTTAATTTCGTTCCACTGATATTCCTTACCATCCCGGATCAGCCGAATATCCTCGCTGTTTTTGTAGTTAAAATACCGGCGCACATCCTGATCCACATAAACCGGATCCAGTTCCATAGCGAAGCAGATGCGTTCGGTTTGTTCGCAGGCCATAATCGTTGCTCCGGATCCTGAGAAGAAGTCAGCCACGATCTGTCCGGGCTTAGAACTGTTCTGCACCAGGTATGCAATCAACCCCACCGGCTTCATGGTTGGATGGATATCGTTTCGAACGGGTCTGTCGTATTCAATAATGGTCGATTGTTTCCGGTCAGAATACCAGGAGTGAGATCCGGTAGGTTTCCATCCGTAAAGTATCGGTTCGTGCTTCCAGTGGTAATCCTGACGGCCCATTATAAAAGCCTGCTTCAACCAGATCAGGCATTGAGCCATTTTAAACTGAACATCGAGCAGCGCCTGCCTAAAACTGTGCCCTTCGGTATCGGCATGGAAGATATAATACGAAGCACCATCAGCCATCGCGCGGTACATGTTGCGGTAAAAGTCGAACAGGAACTGGTAAAACTGACTACCGGTCATGTTGTCGTTCTTAATTTTCAGGGCATCCTTGGTTTTGCCTTCGTAGTTCACATTGTATGGCGGGTATGTTACTGTCAGATTAGCAAGTTTTCCAGCCATCAACCGCTTAACGTCGCTCCAAACAGTACTACTGCCACACATCAGCCGATGTTTGCCCAGTAACCAGATATCACCCTCGCGTGAGAAGATATTCTGCTCATCCAGTTCCGGAGCTTCGTCTTCCTCAATTTCTTTGTATTCCGTAGTAATAGAAGCATGTTCTTTCTCAAATCCGAATGCTTCTTCACCAAAATTAAGGTTGAATCGCTGTAGAGTATCCATGCCGATATCATACTTTTCAAACAACTGTGTGTCCGGATTCTTTTTGGCAAACTCCGAGTTATAGGCGGCGATTTCTTCTACGGCCTCGCGCTTGTCTTTTGCCTGAATGGGTTCGTAAGGAATAGCCGGAATATTAAATCCATTTTTTCGGAGAGTTATCAGTGCCGATTTTCGCTGATGGGCGTCAATGATCCACAACTTTCCGTCTGGATCCTGCCAGGCTTTGAATGCATACTTGAATCCCCGGGTGATGATTAGCATCTGGAGCTTCAGGTTTTTGTCGGCATCGTAAATTTTAAAGTCTTCCTGCAGGTCGTTGAACTGGTCCACTTCTGCAGTGGGTAAATTACCCAAGTTATACACGGTGATCTCGTTCATTTTTTGTTTTCCTCCAACACTTCGCGCATGATTGTTTCGCGCTCTTTGTGCTTTTTTAAATTTTCACTGTCTTTTTCGTGTTGGTTTGGCGACCTTTTCTCGTTGTTGAGAAAACTTTGGTATCGGCTTACATTGTTTGCCGTATTGGTAAATTCTGCCAGAAAGCCAGATGTATCTTCCTTTAAAAGTTCCTGATACTTATTTCTGATGCTTTGGTGAACGATAAGCGGGTGTTTATTTTTCCACTTTCCTTTATCGTTAAAGTATCGGAGCTCATTAAAGGCCAGTATATTTCGGTTTTTAAGTTCTGCCAGATTAATAATCCGTTGTTCGGTGGGGTCTTTATCAACGACCGCATCAATTTCCTTCATTTTCCGATAGGTATTGACACGGTCGTTGTATAGAATTACAGCCCTTTGCACGTCCGGATCGGCTAGGTTATCCCATTTAATGTTGGGATATTCCTCTTCCTTCTGAACTATTCCGGATCCGGAGTGGCTTCGCTTTTTTTTTCTTCCTCCAGTTCCTCTTCCAGAAGTTCTTTTTCGGCTTCAGCATCTTCCAACTGCTCCTGAAGATTTTCATTTTCTTCAGTTAGTTCGTTCACAATTTCCAAATGCGCTTCAACCGGAATCATTTCTTCGCCCGATCCTTCCGAAACTTTGGGCAGGTTTAACCGGTAAGCATCCAGCAACGGAAGAAGTGTTTCTTTTTTGAAATTGATTGGAGTAAGTCCAATAATCCGGGCAATTTTAGCCAGTTCTGGTTGTGTTGTGGCACTTAAATCCAATGCAATAAGGCTTTTTTCGGTTTCTTTTTTGCGGATGTCAACCATTGCTGCCGACAAATAACCCTTATAAGCCGAAACATTGTTTTTCTGATCATCGGTCAGCTCAATACCTTCCGCTTCGAGTTTATCCATCAATTCGCAAACCGTATCGTCGGCCAACTTTAGTGTTTCAATGGTTTCAGGAACCTGGGCAGTGATTAACGATACCAATTTTTCAATAAGTTCGTTATTTTTTGATGCCGGTTTGCGGTAGCTTTTAATTTCTTCAACTGTCGCCACATCGAGCAGCGTCCAAAGTATCTCGCGCTGGGCTTTGGCCTGGTCAACAACACCCATTTTTAAAATGATGGCATCAGGTGCTTTTTTCGTGAGGAGTTCGCGATCACAACATAAATGTTCTGGATTCTGTAAGTCTTGGTAGGCTTTTTTCTTTTCACTAAAATTCATGATATCAGATTTAGAGTTAAAAATTCAATCGAATGATCAAATATATTTTGCATTGCAAAAAACCGAAAGGACATAAAAAAGCCCAGGCTCTAAATAGAGTTACTGGGCTTCATTGAAATATCAGAAAGTAGTAAAAAAAGGTCTCTTTACGTGCGACTGGTTTCAACCAATGTTGCGTCGTCCAAAACTTGCAAGGTTATGGAAGTTCCCGGACTAGCGGTCCATGTTTCACCAGCGCGAAGTACAAATACAGCACTGTCCGGAATAGTTGGAGCAATACCCGAGGCTGGTGCCAAAATGGTAATATACCTGCCATGATCAGCTTCAGTAATTCCGTCAACGGTTGCAATTGCAGCAGCTCCTGCCGTTAGCTGGTAGCTTGCCGAGGCGCCAATCGGAATTTCGGTTAATCCGGTACCAACAACAGTTGGAGCAGCAGCAGTAATGTCGCCCACATATTTCAGTGGTTGGCGCCAGTGCGTGTTACCAAATTCCAGACTGATGTATTTACCATCGCCATCCTGTTTAACCTCAAATTTCTTCAGTATAATCGGCTTGCAGAATGTGCCCACAAGTTCCTTATCAGAAGTTTCGCAGATTGCCCATACCAGAACAAAACCTTTTCCGGTATATTCTTCCACAAAATTTAGCGCCGCATCAGTGTATTTGATAATTATCGGAATTGTTTTGCCAAACGTAGGCGTTATCTCTCCGCTCTCACCGGTTCCGGTGTATTTAATAGAGTTTTCAACGCCTTCAAAATAATGCCAGTATTCTCCCGCCTTTAATGGTACCGTCGCTAATTGTCGCGATGCGTTGGGCAAAGGAAATGCGATCGAATCATCTATCTGATCCCTCGCAACCAGCCACAGTCTAAAGCCTATCTGATTGGCAGCCGTATCTCGCGACGATGGTTGTGCAAGGTTTCCCACATTGGCCATAGTCAGTAAAATAAGCATTCCCATGCCCATTTCAACTGTTGGCTTTACTGTGGTAGGATCTGAAACAACCTGAAAGGCCGAAACAGAAAAAAACAGCAGCATAGCAAAGGTGAACATCCGAAGAAGTAACCCGAACTTGCTTTGGTTAATTTTCCTGACCGAGTAGGCCAGTTGTCGTTTATTGTATTTCATATCGAAATCAATTTTTAAGAGTGAATAAAAGGGGTTCTGAGAACTCAGAACCCCGATAGATTATGAGCGGGCCTCTGGTAAGGTAGGCTGAACCAAAGCGTTCACCGAACGAACACCACCCACGCAACGTTCCAGTTCGCGGTAAGCATCACCGGCGTTGTTCAAAATTACCATCAGGTAATCGCCAACTGCTGTTGGAGTCCATGCAGCGGTAAGGTTTGCAAACTTGGCGGCTTTTTCAATGATCTGTGGTTGAGTTACCCCACCGCATTCAATGATATAAACCTGACCAGCTTTCGCGTTGGCAATGTCGGTAATTTTCTTTCCGGCAGTGGTATTGTTCTGGGTTGTAAACCAGAAGTTGGTAGCTCCGGCCAAAGTAACCGAGTCATCGGCAATCTTCAGCGATGGTTTGTTCATGAAAATCTGCTGCAAATAATAATCGTTTGCAGCGATAGCGGCAGGAGTTGCAAATTTCTTTCCAACAAAAGCAGCTGCAAAGCCTTCTTTCAGGTTCGAACGAATCAAAACATCTTCGAAATCAGGTTGCAAAGTAACATTCATCATTTCGCCCGGAAGATTTTCCAAAGCCTGAAGGTTACCCGGTTTGGTCAGGATAATGAACTGACGGTTTTCCATACTGGAGCACCAGTAAATCGGAATGTTGTAGTCGGGAACTACATTCACGTTTACACCAGCGAAATCAGTTTGTAAACCATACGCTGTGCGCACGTTCTTGATCCACCATGCCTGATGCTCTGCATTCAGCACCAAAGTGAAGTCAGCTTTATCCTGGTCGCCTTTTTTGGAGAACCAGTAGGCAAGGAATGCATTAACGGTGTCGAGCATCGTGGTGCTGTCGTAATCGTCGTAAGCCACATCCGAGAACGGAAGCAGTTTATACTGATGGATGTAACGAATCAAAGTGAAAATTAATCCAGTTGATGCGTTAATAGCAGCTCCTGCAACTCCGGTTTCCGGTTTCACAGCACAGCCCAAAATACGGCGTTTAGTTTGTTCCTGAACAGCTTTCTGGAACAATCCCAACATGAACCATTCGATCATACCCCATTTTACAGCGTCAGAACCTTCAGTATTCAGGTAACCCAAATACGAACGTTCGATGTCTTTCAACGGTTCGAACTGCAATTTGATGGAAACATCGTCCACGTGACCCAGTTCTGCCTGAATTTCAGCAGATCCTTTGAATATCTTACCTTTCTGCCATCCCTGAGAAACTTCACCAAACATGACATTGAAAATGGTATCCATATCCTGTACACCGTAGCGGCGAGGAAAGAAATCATAAACAGTTTTTATTGTCAGAATCTGAGCAATCAAAGCGTCCTGACGACGGATCACATACTGAGCACCAAAAGTGGTGGTTACATCGGCATAATCAACTGAAGTGGCAGCCATCAAACGTTCTGGGTTAAGCAGGTTGTTTGATTTCAGATGTGCATAACGGGCAGCCAATGAAGCGCCAAATGCAGTTGCTTCCTTCTGGAAACTACGTTCATCACCTTCCGATGGGCCATTCAACTTGGCAACGTTCGGATTTACAACAATTTTGTTCCAACGCTTGTCGGTTGCGAACAGATCGTGATCAATACCAAAAGCGTGAGCGTCGGTATGGGCACGTGCAAAACCTTCAATTTTCATCCCGATGGTTTTTGGGTCGTCATTTTCGAGTGTTTTGGAAAGTTTCTCAACCTTTTCGGCTAAGTCCTTATTTCCTTTTTCAAGACCTGCATTTTTCGTTGCTAAATCTTTGATGGCCTGAGCCAGATCAACAGCTTTTCCACCTTTGGCAGAAGCATCTGTTTTTTCGGTGTCGTCATCTTCGGTGTTGTCGTCCGAAGCCATGTCGGCAAGTAATTGCATCGCTGCATCGAGCTGAGCAGCCTTTTGAGCCTGTTTCTGGTCTGCTTCCATATCGGCGAAAAAGTCAGCGCTATGGGTTTCGTTGTAGCTGGCCACAACTTTATCCATATCTTCCTTAGTCATCGTACCTGCTTTTTGTTTTTCAACAAAACCCAGTGCAGTCAAAACAGCCATCAAACGTTCTTTAAATGTTTTCATACTGAAGTGATTGATTTAAAAATGATTAATAAAATTTAAAGCTTTATTTTTTTCGCGTTGCTTGCCAACGTAGGTAATGCCTAGCTGGTAAGCTTCGTTAATTGCTTCCTTAAATGATTTCTGGCCGTCGATTAATCCAAGGTCAGTGGCCTCTTGTGTAGCATAAGTCTCTCCTCTGAAGAGAGGATGATCTTCAGGGAGTGCGCCTGCTTTGGGTCTGGCTTGTCTGACTGCAGCTTCGAACTGCTGTTGGAGCGGATCAAGCTCTTCTTTGATGAATTGTTCTGGTTTTCCATTCGCTAAATCGTTGAATTTTTTGTTTTTTAAATCCGACTTGGTGGCATACTCTTCAATTTTCTTCGCACCCTGGGCTTCATAATAGGGCATGAAGTCGAGAAACGAAACCATGGTTCCGATCGATCCAAGTATTTCGTTCTGAGTAGCGGCATAAATTTTCTTTGATGGAGATATCAGGTAAATGCAGGCGCTTCCACCCACGCGTTCAACAAATGTGATCACTGGCTTAGTCGCTTTCATCAGCGTTTGAAAGGCAACATCAAGAAACCAGGTATCGCCACCGCCCGAGTTGGCATGAATGAAGTGAGCCATGATCATCGGATTGGCTTCGGCTGCTTCCACATCTTCAACAAACTGTTTGGTTGAGAACCACCAGTACGATTCGCCCATGATCATTCCTTTGATCCGGTAATAAGCAATCGCTTCATTGTCGATTTCTTCGTCGGTATAATCAACTGTAAGTGGAATGTTGGTTTCTTCGGCCAGCTTTTCGGCCATTTTCGACGATGTTTCCTGATAGCCGGGCATATCATCATAGAAAAAGCCGTGTTTTTCGGCCAGATATAGTTCGGCCAGAAACTCCTGGCGAGCTTCCGGAGTACAAAAAATACGTCCTGAAGAAATAAATCGGGATATTTCGGATAAAATTAAAGCCTTCGACATGGGAGTGAACATTAATGTTACTCAAATGTGCGAAGGCTTTACAGGCGTGGAAAGGACTAGAGCCGAAAGGCTGTCCATACCATGTCCATTGGCTAGGGAAGTCTGGGTTTGTTAATAAATTCAGGATCAAAAAGACGATTACACATGGTATCCCACTCTTTCTTACTCTCCAAACATTGTACTCTGCAAAAAATTTTACCATATACGATCGTAACTTTTACCGTTGAACAATTATTGAAATTTTTATCAAGAATATATTTTCGACCAACAACGGGAAGTTCACTATCTAAATAAGTGGATTGATGAACAATAGGAATAGCTTCATATTGCTTTGATTCATCAAGCGCTTCTCCAATTATTTGATTTGGTGGGAATATGCCATTTTGAATATAGTTTTTCATTGCAATTCAAATTTTCAACTAAAACAGCGCCGTGGTAGTTTTCCTCGTAAGATCAATGATATCGCTATCAGTATTCGGAGTCAGAGTTACTCTTACTTTCTGATCTTCATTGCCCCAAACTATCGGATTGGCCTGATCATCAAACAGCAAAACAACAACCGGCCTACGACTGGAGTACACTTTGCGCTGATCGTCGCTCAGTTTGTCGGTTACAACCCGTAAATCTTCGGTATAAAACGGACCTGCAGCCGACGATTGTGGTTTTGGATCGAATACCAGGTTGTTGTTAGAAATAATCAAGTCCGGATCGTTTCCCGATTTACTGATTAAGGTAGTTCCGTCGAACGAATCGAAGTCTGTTAAGGGTAAAATTTTGATATAATTCGCTAAATGTTTCATAATTATTTGAGTATCAAATATTTAAATTAAATAGACTTGTATTATACTGCAATAATGAAAGTTAGAGGACAAACGAAGGACAAAAATGCCATAAAAGAAGATGCGATTTTTCTCATTTTTTTACGATTTTCTTGCTTATCCATCGATCTTTTATAAGCACGTTCCAACGAGTTCGATTTTACATGATCTTCCGATAATTCCATCGTTTCGCAAAACAAGTTGATGGCCCGTCGTTTTTCGAGTAACCCTGAATCGCGCATGGTAATAATCCAGTCGTCGAGTTCGTAATAAAACCGGTTCCTGATTTTTGAAGCGATCACCTGCTCCGCTGTTTTCGAAATGTAATTCCGGTACTGGGTATTCACATCTTCGTAATTGGGAAGAATGAACTCAATAAATGAATTCGGCTCGTAGTAAATTTTTGTAGGATGTTCGGGTTGTGTACGAAGTAAGTTTTTGATGAGTAACCCGATGGCATGTTTTTCGGAAGCGAATACCTGGCCTTTTTCGTTGGCTCCAAAAACATGTTTCACAAAATCGGCATACATGGGATGAATTCTAACCTTAACAGTCATTCCATTCATTGGTTTTTTTTGCTAAAGTACTAATCCTGATGAGTTTTTGCAATATTCTAAAGGGTTTATTTATCTATGAATCAAATATTTAGCAAGTAAGACAGGCTATAAAGTATGTTTATTTTCGTGCAATCGTGCAAAAGTACGAAAACAATCTAATCTTTTGATTATCAGTGCTATTACAAAAACAGTGCAGCACAGAGTGCAAATCGTGCAAAATAGTGCAAAAAAAGTGCGCTGTAATTTACTGAACGTCAAACAGTTAAAAAAGTGCGCACGAAAGCACGATTTCTAACCTATTTTATTAATAGTCTCCTTTCCTAAAAAAGGAATAATAAAAGAAAGAATATATATACCAACCCCCTGATTTTGCGCGGCTTCCCCCTTTTTTCCTCTCTGAGATCGGTACTTATGCACCTGATATTAATAAATAGGGAAGGAGGTGCGCAATTTTTGAAAAGTTTAAAATGATAAATAAATAAAGTGATGATAAACAAACATTCAAACCTATACACTTACTTCCTTAAATACTACGACTGCCCAAAATAGAACGGTGTTCCGCTGCGCTGCACGAGTGATTGCACCCATAAATCCCCTGAAGGGGACTTTTAAATACTACGACTGCCCGGTAAATAAAAGGCCATCCTGATTGCTCAGAATGGCCTTAAAAGAAGGTTCGAATTCTCCCTCAAGTTGAACCTACGGAAGCTCAATATAGAATTGACCTCTCTGGATAATGAGTTCCATTCCTTCAATATCTTCTTTGTCGTAATCCATTTCGAGAAGTTCAGTCTTGGTGTATAAGTTTGACGGATCATCATCGCCTTCCCAATATAGGTGCGACTTTGATACTCTTGCTTCACCAAAACCGCTTAAAGTTCTTTCCTGTGCGATTACAATGAAATCTTGTTCTAACTGTTTTTTGCTCAATTTGTCGAGCTTCTTTTTTAAGTCTTTTAGTTTCATAATGATTATTGTTTTAGTTCAAATTGGTCAAATGTCGGTCTATAATTGCGGCACTTCTAAGCATACCGCTTTGAGAGTCTTATCAATAAATTCGAGGGTTAAAACCTCGTATTTATTTTCAAGGTGTGTAATCTGTTTGCCAACGACCATTTCGCTCAGTTCGTCTTTAAACAGATATCGGTCGCGGGTTTTATCCGTCTGGTCATCTCGCTGAAGGATGTAAAATTTAACGGTCATAGCACACATTTGTAAAAGCGTTCGTATTTATCCTTGAATTTGATATTTGTTTCAAGAAGATTCTTAATCGTTTTTTGAGAATGAACCACTGTTGAATGATCTTTTCCATAATATCCTGCAGATGCTACCTGAGATTGCTTTAATGTTATATGTCGATAAACCATCATTACCTGACGAGCTTCAACAACTTCCCGCTTTCTTGTTTTTTTTGTTATCAGTTCGGGTTTAAATCCCCAAATGTCCGCGGCAATTTCATCCGGACTCATTAATCCAGGTATTGCCATCGCATTGGTTATTTTTTTCTCTTTTGTCATGACTTAGAAACCTTTAGATTTTATTAATCGTGTGCTGGTGTGCTTGTGGTACCAAATAACGCATTCTGGACGGGTTTCGATTTTACCCTTTCGCAGAGGATTAGATAAAAGTCGGCCTTATTAACATCGGCCACTTTATCTTTGTACATGTAGAAAAGCTCAGAGCGCAATTCTTCAGGAGATAAACCTGCATCCAACCGGCTGATGTATTCGTTGATCTGATGCAGCAGTATGGGGCGCAAAGCAGCCACCCGAATAATGCCGTGATTCTGGAATACTCCACCTTTATAAATCCGCATCTCCAGTTCTTTTCCAACCGAATACTTCGGACCTTTCAGCCTGATGGTCGTAAAGAAATCACAGCTGCACTTATTGTTCCAGTTCTTTTGAAATTTTAATTGATCCATTATTTTAATTATTTGCGTTAAAAAATGCTTTTGCAAAGCCAACCGGAGTAACACTTCTCAGTTCTTTGGTCCGGTCTGATTTGCCACCGTATAAGCGCCACATCTTCGATCCTTCCAATGCCAAGACTGGCGTTTTATACAATCGTGTGTTAAACTCTCCGTAAAGAGCGGTTTTCTTGGTGTATGGCTCTCCAAAATCACATGGATTAAAATACATCTTTGGATTTCCAACTTCAGGTACCAGGGTGTGGAGTCTTCCGATCGGGTTTTCAATTACCCACCATTCGGGTTGGAATAGTTCAACCAGGAACAGAGTGGCCAGAACAAATCCGATCGACATATCCACCGTGTTTTCAAATTGCACATCCTTACCAAAGTATTGCGCCGGTTGAGTTTCCTTTTCTTTGAACCAACGTGCGCCAGAAACGGCAAAATCGGTACATGGTACAGCTGATAAAATGCCGTGCACCTTCTTTCCTTCCTGATGATAGGAAATTGCTGCCGGAATGGTATCTTCAAAAATATCCTGACCGTGTTTGATGTCAAGCTGAATTACATTGTACCCAGCTTCACTGTAAGGTTTCGACCAGTTTCCTGTATAATCAAAAAGGGAAAGAATAGTTTTCATATACCGCTTTCTCTTATTGTTTGCATTCTAATTTCATAAAGTAGGCTGTCCATTGCAAATTCAGGTGTTGAATGAAACCAAGGCATAGAAGCAATTCCGGCTACCGAGATAAAATGAGTCCAGTATTTTTTACTATACCATCTTCTTTTCTGGATTTCGACAACCCATCCTTTTGGATATTTTTTGATTCTGAATTTCATTGCTAAAAAGTATCAGTGTATTTTTCGTTTGCAATGGTGAAGTATTCGATGCCACCTGATTTATCGGCATCGCCTTCGAATATGTAATCCGGATTGTGTTCTTTCCAGCTGAAGAAGTCCATGCCGTCCTCGTTAGGTCGGTTCGGGTTGAAGTGGAAGTGCTTGTATTTGCAGTAAAACAGCAGTCTCTTTTTAAACGAGGTACTGGTTACATATTTCCGGGCATGTTGATTAAGTTCCAGAAAATCATCAAACAATACCTTGCGACTTTCGCGTTGGTTCAGTTTCGATCCACCTTCAGGATTATTATTCGTGTCAACGGCAAACGTAACATCGGCCCATTGCAGAATATCCTCACCAATTTGTTGGCGCAAACGTCGTTTTTCGAGGGTTTCCATCGGTGGATCCACAATTCCTTTGTTCTTTCCTGCCCAGCTGTCTCTGATGCTCTGAAAATACAGCTGCAAACAGGTTCCCATCAGGTTGTAGAATAAATTCCACTGGTCGAAACCCCATTCAGTAAAAAAGTTAATCCCGAAATCGTCGATTGGTTTGTGGTTGTCGTTGTAAAAATCGGAGAAGGCCACAAATGCCTGGCGATCGCGAAAACTCGATCCTTCGCCGTTTATGGCATGGTTCGAAGTGATCAGCAGCTTTGGAGTATCTTCCTGCTCGAGCGTAAAGCCGGGAGCGCCTTTTGGGTTCACCTTCAGTTTTCCGGAGATAACCGGGAAGAAGAATTCGAAATCGATGTTGGCGCGAACGTCATCGAGGAATATCACTTTTGTTTTCTCGGTCACATCGCCAAACAGGAAGTTATCTTCGGTTATTTTCTTGTTTTTGGCTGCGATGTATTCGGTAGGTATAATCTGCTCGATGGCACGGCCAAGAATGGATTTACCTGTTCTCCCGTTACTGGATCCCACTTCCGAAATTTTACCGTCCATGCAAATCACCGCTTTCAGTTCTGAGTCGTTTTTGTAGTCGTGGAGCAGGTACCCGATGGCAGTAAGTTTGTTGATCAGGTGGCGCGAGTTCATCACCAGTTCGTCGAGTTCCGGAGCGTCCTCGTCCTTATTGGTTTCTTTAAACCGTGCCTCTTTGCGCCATGTGAAGTTGGAGCAGTTGCGCAGGAAACCTAAAAAATGACAGTTCAGTGCATCATCCGAATAATCGATGAAGAATTCGCCGTTCGGAATATCCCGAAATTCAGGAGCCAGTTGTGGGCGCAATTCGTCGTTCATCACGGTAACGGTAATCATTGGCGCAGTCTTTTCGATCTGTGCCTTGATGATCTTTTCTTCCCATACGTGGCGAGGGAATTCAGTATAACTCACTTCCTTAATTCCATCAGCCGAAATCTCCCAAATCTTATCGCGGAAAAACATGCATTGCGTGTCGCGGAGTGCTTTTTCAATGCTCGGAGTAAAGTACTTCAGATTCGAAAGCTTTTCGTGACCCAGGTATTGCGGTCCGCCACGATAAATCATGTTCAGCACAGCAATCTCTTTTATTTCTTCAGTAAATTCAGTCACAAAATCTTTGATGGCATAATTATCGACCTTATGCAGCACCCGGCTCTGGAGAC